TATTGTTTGGTATGATGTTGCAAGCTGAACAGTTAAAAGGCGATGTGAAAGTTAAAGAGCGGGAGATAGAGATATTAAGAAGTAGATTGAGACATTTTGAAGATTAAAAATATTTGTATGGAGGGTATTCATGACTAAAAAGAAATATGGATTAAAATTATCAACAGTTCGAAAGTTAGAAGATGAGTTGTGTGATTATCCTAATTATCATAAGCAACTCGAAGATTTAAGAAGTGAAATAATGACACCATGGATTCCAACAGATACAAATATAGGCGGGGAGTTTGTACCGTCTAATACATCGAAAACAGAAATGGCAGTAACTAATTATCTTTGTAGTATACGAAGAGGTAAAATCCTTGAGTTTAAGAGCGTTATTGAACGTATAATCAACACATCAAGTAGGAAAGAACGCGAATTCATTCAAGAGTATTATTTTAATAAAAAGGAATTAGTGAAAGTTTGTGATGACATACACATTTCTGATAGAACTGCTCATAGAATCAAAAGGAAAATCATATCTAGATTGGCGGAAGAGTTAGGGGAAGAGTGAAATTGGCAGTAAAGTGGCAGTTTTTGATACCTAAAATGAGATATTATGATAGTGTAGGATATTGACTATCTTACTGCGTTTCCCTTATCGCAATTAGGAATAAAGGATCTATGTGGGTTGGCTGATTATAGCCAATCCTTTTTTAATTTTAAAAAGCGTATAGCGCGAGAGTTGGTGGTAAATGAAATGAACGAAAAACAAAAGAGATTCGCAGATGAATATATAATGAATGGATGTAATGGTAAAAAAGCAGCAATTACAGCAGGTTATAGTAAGAAAACAGCAGAGTCTTTAGCAAGTCGATTGTTAAGAAATGTTAATGTTTCGGAATATATTAAAGAACGATTAGAACAGATACAAGAAGAGCGTTTAATGAGTATTACAGAAGCTTTAGCGTTATCTGCTTCTATTGCTAGAGGAGAACCTCAAGAGGCTTACAGTAAGAAATATGACCATTTAAACGATGAAGTGGAAAAAGAGGTTACTTACACAATCACACCAACTTTTGAAGAGCGTCAGAGATCTATTGACCACATACTAAAAGTACATGGTGCGTATATCGATAAAAAAGAAATTACTCAGAAGAATATTGAGATTAATATTGGTGAGTACGATGACGAAAGTTAAATTAAACTTTAACAAACCATCTAATGTTTTCAATAGAAACATATTCGAAATACTAACCAATTACGATAACTTCACTGAAGTACATTACGGTGGAGGTTCGAGCGGTAAGTCTCACGGCGTTATACAAAAAGTTGTACTTAAAGCATTGCAAGACTGGAAATATCCTAGGCGTATACTATGGCTTAGAAAAGTCCAATCAACAATTAAAGATAGTTTATTCGAAGATGTCAAAGATTGTTTGATAAACTTCGGTATTTGGGACATGTGCCTTTGGAATAAGACTGATAACAAAGTTGAATTGCCAAACGGCGCAGTTTTTTTGTTTAAAGGATTAGATAACCCAGAGAAAATAAAGTCGATAAAAGGCATATCAGACATAGTCATGGAAGAAGCGTCTGAATTCACACTAAATGATTACACGCAATTAACGTTGCGTTTGAGGGAGCGTAAACACGTGAATAAGCAAATATTTTTGATGTTTAACCCAGTATCTAAACTGAATTGGGTTTATAAGTATTTCTTTGAACATGGTGAACCAATGGAAAATGTCATGATTAGACAATCTAGTTATCGAGATAATAAGTTTCTTGATGAAATGACACGACAAAACTTAGATTTGTTAGCAAATCGTAATCCAGCATATTACAAAATTTATGCGTTAGGTGAATTTGCTACACTAGACAAATTGGTTTTCCCTAAGTATGAAAAACGTTTAATAAATAAAGATGAGTTAAGACATTTACCTTCTTATTTTGGATTGGACTTTGGCTACGTTAATGATCCTAGTGCTTTTATACATTCTAAAATAGATGTAAAGAAAAAGAAATTATACATCATTGAAGAGTATGTTAAACAAGGTATGCTGAATGATGAAATAGCTAATGTCATAAAGCAACTTGGTTATGCCAAAGAAGAAATTACAGCAGATAGTGCAGAACAAAAAAGTATAGCTGAATTAAGGAATCTAGGGCTTAAAAGGATTTTACCAACCAAAAAAGGGAAGGGTTCGGTTGTACAAGGGTTACAATTCTTAATGCAATTTGAAATCATTGTTGATGAACGTTGTTTCAAGACTATTGAAGAGTTTGACAACTACACATGGCAAAAGGACAAAGATACAGGTGAATATACCAATGAACCAGTAGATACATACAATCATTGTATCGATTCGTTGCGTTATTCAGTGGAACGATTCTACAGACCGGTTAGAAAACGCACAAATGTCAGTTCGAAAGTTGACACAATAAAATCTCTAGGATTATAGGAGGGAACAAATGTTAAAGGCAAACGAATTTGAAACGGATACTGATTTACGAGAAAACAGAAATTACTTGTTTAACGATGAAGCTAATGTTGTTTACACATATGACGGGACGGAATCCGATTTATTACAAAACGTTAATGAAGTAAGTAAATACATTGAACATCACATGGATTACCAACGACCTAGATTAAAAGTGTTAAGTGATTATTACGAAGGTAAAACTAAGAACTTAGTTGAGTTAACACGACGCAAAGAAGAGTACATGGCAGATAACCGTGTAGCGCATGATTACGCATCTTATATTAGCGATTTTATCAACGGCTATTTCTTGGGTAATCCAATTCAATATCAAGATGATGACAAAGATGTATTAGAAGCTATTGAGGCGTTCAATGATTTAAATGATGTTGAGTCACACAATAGATCTTTAGGATTAGATTTGTCAATTTATGGCAAAGCTTATGAGTTGATGATTAGAAATCAAGATGATGAAACTCGTTTATACAAGAGTGATGCGATGAGCACTTTTGTCATATACGACAATACAATTGAACGTAATAGTATCGCAGGCGTTAGATATTTAAGAACTAAACCAATAGACAAGACTGACGAAGATGAAGTGTTTACAGTTGATTTATTTACTTCTAACGGTGTTTATAGATATCTTACCAGTAGAACAAATGGATTGAAGCTCACACCACGTGAAAACGGTTTTGAATCACACTCTTTCGAACGTATGCCTATTACAGAATTTAGCAACAACGAAAGAAGAAAAGGGGATTATGAGAAAGTAATCACTTTAATTGATTTGTATGATAATGCTGAATCAGATACTGCTAACTATATGAGTGATTTAAATGACGCTATGTTACTTATTAAAGGTAATTTAAATTTAGATCCTGTAGAAGTTAGAAAACAAAAGGAAGCTAACGTGTTATTTTTAGAGCCAACCGTTTATGAGAATAGGGATACAGGTATCGAAACAGAAGGTTCAGTTGACGGCGGTTATATTTATAAACAATACGATGTACAAGGTACCGAAGCTTATAAAGACCGTTTGAACAGTGATATACACATGTTTACCAACACGCCTAACATGAAAGATGATAACTTTAGTGGCACTCAATCGGGCGAGGCAATGAAATACAAATTATTCGGATTAGAACAACGTACTAAAACTAAAGAAGGATTGTTCACTAAAGGGTTAAGACGTCGTGCTAAGTTGTTAGAGACAATACTTAAAAATACACGGTCGATTGACGCTAACAAAGATTTCAATACTGTTAGATACGTATACAACAGAAACTTACCTAAATCATTAATCGAAGAATTAAAAGCTTATATTGATTCTGGCGGGAAGATTAGTCAAACAACTTTAATGTCTCTATTCTCGTTCTTCCAAGACCCTGAATTGGAAGTCAAGAAAATAGAAGAAGATGAGAAAGAATCTATTAAAAAAGCTCAAAAAGGTATTTATAAAGACCCTAGAGACATCAATGATGACGAACAAGATGATGATACAAAAGATACTGTTGATAAAAAGGAATGATTGTAATTGCCTAACAAAAACACTCAAGAATATTGGGAAGAACGCGGACGCAAAGCAATCGAGAATGAGTTGAAGCGTGATAAAACTAAAGCTGAAGAAATAGAACGTATATTGAATATGATGATTAAGCGCATTGAAAAAGAAATCAATGCGTTTATTGTTAAGTACGGAGATTTTGCAGGCGTTACATTACAAGAAGCACAAAAGATTATTGATGAGTTCGATGTAAAAGCGTTTCAAGAAGAAGCAAAAAGATTGGTCGAAAACAAGGACTTTAGCGATAGAGCAAATGAAGAATTAAAGAAGTATAACACTAAGATGTATGTATCTAGAGAACAGATGTTAAAGATTCAAATAGAATTCCTAATCGCTTATGCAACAGCTCAAACAGAATTATCGATGAGGCAATATTTCGAATCAACAGCTTATCGTGTGTTCAGTGATCAAGCAGGTATTTTAGGTGAAGGTGTACAAGTAGCTAAAGAAGTTATAGATACAATTATAGATACACAATTTCATGGTGTCGTTTGGTCAGAGCGATTATGGACTAATACCGAAGCAATGAAGCAAGAAATAGAAGAAATAATTGCCAATGTAGTTATTAGAGGTCGACATCCTAACGAATACGTTAAAGATATGCGTAAGCACCTAAATAAATTCGAAGGCACAGCACGACAAAAGACCGCAGCAATCAAATCATTGCTTTATACAGAATCAGCACGTGTTCACGCACAATCAAGTATTGACAGTATGAAAGAAATCTCTCCAGAAGGATATTATATGTATATTGCAAAAATCGATAATAGAACAACTAAAGTATGTAAAGGGCTTAATGGAGAAGTATTCAAAGTTAAAGACGCTAAAATTGGTGTTAATTTCTACCCTATGCATATCAATTGTCGTTCAGATTGCGCTTTATTACCTAAATCCATGTGGCCGAAAAAACAGAACAAGAAACGAAAAACAAAATACTTTGGAGGGAAAGTGAAAAGCGGTGATTGATTTGAAAGTGAAGGTTTTTAGAGGCAAAAAAGGTAAGTTAGCTTTGTATGACAGTGAATTAAAAATTTGGAGGATACTAATATGAGCAATACTGACAAATACCTTAGAGACATAGCAAGAGAGTTGAAATGTATACGTAAAGAGTTACAAAAGCGGAATGAGATGATTGAAGATAACAATCAAAAATTAGAAGAAAGTTTGGGAAAACTTTTTACTGAATTAACAGGTAGTAATATGGAAATTAAACTTCAGTAGCTAGCACTTAATTGTGTTGGCTATTTTTTATGTCCAAACCATGCTTATGACAATAAAAGGTGCAAGTGTAATAGCCCGAACCATGTATGGCTTAAAACTAATCAAGAGTAAATAAATGAGGTGTAAAAACTATGGATATCCAAGAGAAGTTAAAACTCAAATTACAGTTTTTTGCTGAAGAATCAGATGGAGATAATGGAAAATCAAAAGATAACAACGATGATGAAGGCAAAGACAAACAAGACAAAAAGACTAATTCAGAAGAAGAAATCGAAAAAAGACTACAAGAAGAATATAACAAGCGTCTTAAAGAAGAATTAAGTCGTCGTATGAAGCAGAAAGAAAAAGAGAAACAAGAAGCTGTTGATGAAGCTAAACGATTAGCAAAAATGAACAAAGATCAAATCGCTGAATATGAACGCGAACAAATGGAAAAAGAGCTGGAGCAATTACGCTCAGAAAAACAATTAAATGAAATGCGTTCAGAAGCAAGGAAAATGTTAAGCGA